CTCGTTCGCCCCCAGAATCATCATGAGGACGGAGGGCGACACACTCATCCCAACGTGGCAGCTCTACGCCATATGGTGGAAACGCAAATGGATGACATGGCAAATACTTTGGGAATGCCTCTTTATTCCTACTCCATGTCCAAGAAGACCAACGCAAGAACATGTTCGGCAACCGGTATCTCTTCTCTGCGAAGGATGCCGGAATACCCGCACGCGACGATCCCATTCCTCCCAATGCAATCCTGAAGATGACGGATGTTGACTTCCATGTCGACAGTCTTCCGTCCCTCCTTCATGAATTGGGCAGGCCCGCCATTTTCTACACCGTCTATCCCACGACGGCGGCAACAAGCGAAGGTGAAACAACGTACTTCTTCGACTCGGAAAATTTCATTACCTGTGAAGTTTCGGGAGGAGGAACGTTTACGCACCAGCTTTGGGATTTCACCAAAGACACAGTCACATGCCGAGGCCAATATGGCCACACTGTGTTCGCGGTTGAAAAGCGACACGTGAGCTCCTTCCAAGCCGTCATTCTCCTGATCCCCGTTCGAACGTACAACATGTTTTCGAGCTGGGTGGTGGGAATGTTCGTCGAGGACACTCCGCTCGAACGGTTCAAACCCGTCCGACACACGAAAGGTGGTCACTTCACTGTGATCCGTAACCAAACCCAAACTGGACTCATGACGAGCGTGGCGAGGGTCGGAAGCAAGACAGCAACCTGCGCTACGGTTGCTGGGCAAGATTTCGACACCGCCCAAGCTCTTGTGAGGACCTCCAGTGCGAAGGTTACCGTGGCTTCCATCATGGCCTTACTCAAACGGCCAAACCTGAAGGAAGAGGAGATGCTTCACCTGAAGCGGACTGCGATATTACTCTTGGATTACCTACAGGGGGAGGACGACCTACCCCCTACGAGAGTCGTATCTGTTGAACAAGCTGTGCTGACCTACACCCGCGCGGATGATCACGACGCACTATTGGGCGCCGGAAAACCGTCCCTCTTGGCGTTCATGTCGCCACTTGACTCGCGAGCCTACGCCCCCGCAAAGACTGACAAGAATCTGGTCTGGGGAGCGGAGGCAAGAGTCCAGCGACAAGTCCAGGAGAGGAAAGATGCCGGCCCCCCCACCCAACGCATTCGCGCGTTGGTGAGGGAGTACATCGATCACATCACCGCAGGAGTCACCATTGTCCCCGACGACATTGAAACCATCATGGAAAAACAACAAGGTGCAAGCCGCATCCAAAGGTTCACGCGAGAGCTTGAACAAGTGAATGCGGCTGTCAAGGTTGATGTTTTCATGAAAAGCGAGGCCTACCCAGGAGTCAAAGATCCGCGCATCATTTGCGCAGTCTCCCAAGGCACAAAGCTGGGGGGGTCGTGCCTCATCCACCCGATTACACGGTGGTTGAAGACCCTTCCCAGTTACGCTTTTGTGACCCCGAGGGAGTTGGCGGCGAAAATGGCAGCAGCGGCGAATGAAGCCGCATACTGCCTAGCCACCGACTACAAACGGGCTGACGGTTCCATCCACCGTTATTTGCGAGAAGACGTTGACGACGCAGTCTTGAAAGCCGTCGCGGGATCTTTGCCAAGCCTAGTGGCGAGGTACCGCCGAGAGACAACAGAGCAAGTCCTTACTCTACGGGACACACGAGGGGAGATTCTCACAGCGATTGAAAC